AAATTTAACGATGTTTTGATTCTTGTTGTTAGTTTTTACAACCTCAATGCGATTGAGTTCAACATACTTGCGGATGAGATTTGATACATCCAATTTGCGATGCTTGTGGCAAATGTCAAGAAACACTTCATCTTGTCTGTACACCCACTCATATCCGTAAACGGACTTGATTTCATCCAGGCACAATTGAGTAGTTCTGTGAACCACTCGGTTTGGTCTCTTGCTCTTTGGCTTTGTGTTGATGTCAAAGTAACGGTTCAAAATTGTCATTGCCTTTTTTAGGATTTCCAAATCACTCTCAGGCAGTTGATCAAATAATTGTATTTGTTTCATAGTTTTATTTTGCTTTTCCTTTATAGAATTTGTGATTAAAAAGAACCTGACTGAATTGGTCAAATTCGGGTTTGTACTCATCACGCTCAAACTGGTATGGTTTGGCTTCAGGTAGTTCCTTGTTCATTGCTTTCTTGATGCAATGGATAGAGTAACCCACCGCAAAAACGATGGGTGTGAGAACGATTGGATAAATTATGTCAAGTGTCATAGTGATTCGAAACAAACGAATATCTTTCAATTATGCAAATTTATTTGCTTATTGGATTTGTAAATGGACGTTTTATTTTGTAATTGACAAAAACAACTCTCCAGCGTAGGCCAATTTTTCATCAATCATTTCTTGGATGTCCTCCTCCAAAGTGATAAGAGTGGTTGTGAGCTTCTTGCCGATGGGCATTCGGGGATCATAGGAAACAAATAAACCCTCTTCCAACCCGGTTGCAATCATCCCCATTTGCATCTGCCAAAAGTATTCCGTGCGTTTGCTCTTGAGTTGCTCATTGTTGGTGATGAAGAAGTTTTGAAGGTGATTGCCTGAATTAAAAGGACATTTGATCTCTACCAATTGCCCACCGAGTGCATCAGGTGAATACCCACCCCACTCTCCGTAGGTGATGAAGGTGTATGTCTCTGCCCCGTAGTAGGTGAAGAACTCGTCCGTTTGTTGTGAGAAGTAGTGGAAGGCTTCTTTCTCGTGTTCTTTGCCCCAATCCAAAGCACGTCCGTAGATTTCGGACTTCGCCCCAGTTAGGTACTCCGCAGCTTTCTCAAACACAAATGATTTTGCAGTTTCTGTGAGGTACTCCGATTTGTTCTTCGGAGTACCCATCAGTTTGTGAATTTCACTTGCGGTAAAACGTGAGCTTCTTAATTGTTGCCAATCCTCTTCGTTTAAAGAAGTGTGTATAACTGGATGTGTGTTATTCATTTCTCACCAATTAAAAGTTTTTGATTCGCTGGAGATACATCAAACTTGCTGGTGATGTCGGTCATCAGTCCGCCCGTCTTCAAGTGTTCAACTGCCTTCGCCCAACTTGGATGCTTTGGTGTGAGTTCGTCACGCTTTGGAAGTTGTCTGCCCATTGCCTTCTCACCGTCATCGTCATCGTCAATGTTCAAGTTTAGGATAGAACCAAGTGCATACCTCCGTGCGTAGGTAATGGCTGAACCCATTGCCTGTGGATCGTTCTGTTTGACTACCGGCATCACATAGGATGACTCCATCCACTCGCCCGAATCGGAGTGAACGATAATTGTTGTGAGTGCATCTGCATCAGGAAACTGGCTGATTGCCAAACCACATTCGCTCAATGGCTTTTGGATTGTGTCCAAGATGTTTGCCAAACTTGCGTACTTTGATTTGAAGAAAGGATTGTTGGATTCCTTTGCTACCTTGCTCACCGATGCTTGGAATTTTACCAACGCACCAGCGATGTTCTTGATTGATTCTGACTTATTCATAGGTTTCTGATTAATTCAATTATTTGTTCTGTAGTTTCACGTACTTCCCAAGCATCACCTCCGCTTGTGTCAAAGACGAAAGTAGCTCCTTTATAGGTTTCAAAAAATCCAATAATGTATTGAATATTTAAATATACAATCCCACCATCTTTTCTTGTAAGTGCTATCAATTTCATAGGAAATTTGTTTTTTGTCCGAGCATAAAGAAGATTGTGAATTTCTCAGGTTCTTTGTACTGAAATGTTTCCGATGCCACACCAACAACATTCTTGGTCACGCATCCGTGAAACATCTCACTATCACTTATCAAATAGGGTTCAATCTCTTCAAAGTGGTGGTTGAGAAAATAGTTCTCTACCTGTGCATCAGTATACACATATTTACCTCCACCTTTAGAATGTAAAATCCAACCGTTAGCAGCACATTCAATCATTGTTCACCTCCCTCAATGCAATCTCAATGACTGCCTTTGCCTTTGGAGAAACGATATTCCCCTCTACCAAATATTTTCTAACGGTTGGAAGTGATACTCCAGTTTTACGAGCGACAATTTGAAAAAGTCCTTGTCTGCGTTTTAGTTTGATAATCTCAATTGCTTTGTTGTAATCCATAACAAGAGCAAAAGTAAAATAAACTTATCTATTATGCAAATAAACTTTTCTTTTTGTTAGATTTTTATGTCTTCGGAGAATATCAAATCACCAAATCTTGCATTCAATTCATTGACCAATTCCATCTGTATTGACTCGGTGAACGCACTCTCAAGGAATGGTTGTGGCTTTGTTCCCACTCTGTGAATCTTGTTTGCGATGGCTTTGGCAAGTGAATCGTAGGTCATCTCCTGTGGTGGTTTGATTCCTTTGAACGACATCCATTCTTTGATTGACTGCCATAGATACGGTGTGCCTTCAACGTGACCATTTCTTGTTGGCTTCCTTCCGTATTCCACGAATTCCCAATAGTCCTCAGCAAGAAGGATGGTGTTGATGGATGTGGGTGATTTGGTGATAGTACCAGGAACAAAAGATTGTCTCAACACGGAAGATGCGTTGATGTTTTTGTTGTCAAGGTTTGCCCAAATCGGAGGAATCACCTTCTTGTTCCACCAATCAACAATGATTTGTTGAAGGAGTGATCCTTCGGATGCATCACCTAAGTAAGTATCCAACGCATCGGGTAATTTGTTGAGGTCTATTGTAGCCATCCCACAAGCGTTAAAACAACTAAACCTATACTTATACTCTTAAATAACTTTAAAGTCCTTGAGATGGCTTTATTTTGCTTCACAAGTGAATCATTCTCACTATTCAAGTATGCGATGTTTACCTTTTGTTTGGTGATGACTGAATCTTGTTCAGCAATAATGATGGAATCCGAGTGGACAATCTTCATCAATTGCCCTACTTTTTGCCTTGCGATTGCTCCCTTGACAAGGTAACTATTGGCAGTTCGTAGAGTCGCAGAATCTATGGAGACGGATTGCCCCTTCAAGTCCGTGAGAAGTAGCATCAAAAGTATCAAGAAAAATCGTATCATAGTGGTTGAGCTCTTGGATTAATGTGATTCGTTTGATCTTCTCTTTTTCAATGATTCTCTCGTGTAATTCCACGTTTAAAGGTTTGACGTAACGGACTGGTTCTTCATAGTGAAAGAACGCCCATAGCCAACTAAACAGGAACAACGCAAGTATTATGTAGATAAGGAGTGAGGACTTGAAAGTTGATTGCATATCCAGCGAGGATGTCGGTTTTTGAATCGTAAAATGGAGAAGCGTTGCCGTTGATGACAATCTCAAAATCTTCATCGTCTTGAGTGTTGTCCTCAATCAAAGCAAAGATGTCGGTCATTATCTGGGCAGTATCGGAAAGGACTTCGATTGTGTTGCTCTCGGATTCAAACACACGATCCATCACAAGCAATGCAAAGTTGTATGTCAACAAGTTGCCGGTAGATGTCAAATTGAACCCATCAGGATACAACCAAACCAAAGGATAATACTCCACATTCTCAACGGTCAAATTTGACTGCTGACCAACAGAGAATTTGTGAACCATCTTATGGCTTTCCGCTGCGGTTTGAATCTTTTTGATTATTTGGTTTAGTGTCATTTTTGAGAAATTTGAGAAGTTTGGCTTCGTTGTTTTTTTGCCACTTATTCGTTCTCGTGGGGGAAGTCATAATTCCAAAAACAATCTTGTGATGTGGGAAGATAAATACCACCAACGAACGCTGTGTTCTTTGGACGGATTGTGTCAAAGGTAGAGCCTGGATTCAAGAACAATGGATAGTCATTGGTGTATGTCCGCAAATAATCTCTCAACCTGTTGGCATAGTATTCCGCTTTATCACGATAACGACCTTCAATCATTGTCATTTCCTCCACGGATACTGCACGAGCGTTGTCACTCTCTCTACTTGCTACGCTCTTATTCATCAATTTAAACGTCATAGGGAGCATTGCTTCGGTCAACGTGTAGTATTTCAAACAAGGTGCAATGTATGAATCCAAAAGCGTTGTATTCAATTGAGTCAAAGTACCAGCGAACGCCTGAACTTGGAGTTCGTTGTAAATGCCTGAACCAATCACGTCTCGCACATAGATCTCTTGAGCTTCTTTGATGGCTGATTTCAAAAGTTTATCGTCAACATTCTCATTCAAAGGGGTGTTGT